TTTCAAGCTGCTCCATGTGCGCCGGCACGACACCGGTCTTCAAATCGTGAATACGAAGCGTACCATTCCGAAACACAATCGTATCAGCTGTGCCAAAGCAATTTTCTGAATAGAACAGAATCTGTTCAGGCACCATACGAAAACTAATTGCGTCATTGACATACATGTTCAATGTTTTCTGTGACTTGGGGAGTTTTTGCCCTAAAGTGATACATTGACATGCAAAGTCATGTAGAACGGTTCCTCGCTGTGTGGCCAAAAACTTTGAATAAGCATCGGCTACTTTTGTTTCATCATAGTTAATCCAATGATACTTGCTGGCACCAAGAAAAGCGTGTTGCCCTTCAAGATTGGAATGATTGTTGAAGATCATGCAGCACTTCCTCCTTGTTCTCGGGGCAAATAAATCTGGAAAAAGACATCTCGTCCATCTTGCCCACATAATATTCTTGGTTCGGTTGCTTTTTTGCGCCAGCATGTTGTTTACATTCCAGAGCAGCCCATTTGTCATTGAACAGAATAAGCAGATCAGGAATGCCCTGTAAATATCCAGAGTCACTTTTCATCACGATGCAACCCGGAAAAAGTTTCTTAAGCTCCTTAATGAGCTTCGATTGAAATTGACTTTCGAGCATTGGCAAATGAGCCTCCTTTCATGTAGTTTTTTTCAAAACTGAAAAGAGAATGTCTATTCTTAAAAATAGCTTTTTTACTCCTCTCTTCATAAAAGGGGATGTATTTTTCGCGCGGCGGAAAAAGGCATAAAAAAAGACCGAGACACCGTTTAAGCATCTCGGTCAAATATAAAGTTGTTTGTTATCGAGCTTCTACACTTACTGGATCAAGTTCAAAGAGACCGGTATCAGAATTGTAGCTCCGCACTTTAGCCTGTATTCTTACATTGCTGCCGACTTTGATATAATCAGCAAGCGTAAGTCCGTCTCCTAAATCATATACACCAACATCCTTAAACTTAAAAGTTGGGCCAGGGTTTGCAGTATTTTCATCCACATAGTCTCCAGCACTGATTAGCAAATCATATCGGGTGTCGTAATTATCGTGGTTTGTAAGATAGGTAATACAGCCATCAAACTCAATAACCTGATTCTTATGAGCCTCTGCAAAATCGGCATACGATTGATCCATATCTGCTTTAAGAGAAAGCATTGCTGCCAATTCTGGAGAATTATCTACTGTCAAAATATCAACAGCAGGCTCTTCGGTTGAAACGGATTCGCTATCTGTTTCAGAAGTTTCTTTTTCCGGGAATGTGTGATATGTGATTACGACCTCGGCATCAGCCGGATACCAAGTATCAGCAGAGTATCCAGTATCGCCATCTACGGAAACAGATTCAACCTCACCGTCTTTTGTAAGCCAACCGGTAACAAGGTCGTCAAGTTTTTCAAGTTTGATGTTTGTGAAACCACTACTTTCAAATTCGTCAACTACTTTTTGATAATCCTTGCCTTTTTGAATACTGGAACCCGATGGAGTTTTAGCTTCTCCTTCATGCCCCTCTGAACTGCAACCTGCAATCGTAAATATCATGACAATCGCCATGCACGCTGCCAAGAACTTTCTCATCTCATTATCCCATCCTTTCCGAGGGCATTAAAAAAGTGCGCCCCCACAACGAGAGACGCACTGAAAAAGTGTCAACCCTCATTGTTGCCACACAATCTCAATCAAGCCGCAAAGGGACAAATGAAATGAGTAAAGAGAGAAAACACTTTTTACCAAAGCAGTTTTCCCTAAACGACTTGAACATATTAGATTGTGTGGCGCTTATAGTATAGCACAGTCTGAAAGAAAAAGAAAGAACTTTCGGTAAAAAGTCTTGACATTTCCATCGACTTGTGCTATGTATTTCGGCTTCTGGTCAAATGCCCACTTTACTCGCCCTATTTATATATTTATTAAAACTTTTTATCGCAATTAAATAAGAAATAAAAGTGGGAAAGTGGGCTTTTTTCACAAGAAAAATTTCAAATCGGCGCAAATCGGCCATTTTGGGGCAAAAAACGCCTAAAAAGTGCCATTTTCAGAAAATGCCTCCGAATTTTTCTGCCCACTTTTGGTTTTCAAAACCGGGCTTTTGCCCACTTTTTCTGGGCTTTTTTCAAGAAAATTGTCCGTACACGCTCAAAAATTTTTTCGAAAGTGGGCTTTCGCCCGAATCCGTCAAATAAAAGTGGGCTATAATTTACACAATTTTCAAGTATGTACGGACTCATTTCTCTCATCTCCAAACCCGTCCGTTCCGTTTATCAACCAGAATTATCCGACCTTCGATCTCGAAGTCAGCCAACTCACACAAGTAAAACAGTGTATGCAGCAGTCTATGAAATCTTTCGTCTTCTTCACGATCAATATTCTTGAGGGCTTCGTAAGCGGTCGGGTCAGGATATCCTTCGGCATTTCGTCGAGGATTAGTAGTGTTCGCCATGATGCAGATACTCCTTTCTTCTAAGTTTGTTTCAAGATCGCTACGCCTTCTTTCAAGCTTTCCGGAATATCAATGACTCGCTGATTACGGCTTCCTCTGAAGTCAAGATCCAACGATTTTTCAGCCTGTACGAACGGGCCGTCAACAAGCACATCAATATGTTTCAGAAGCTCGATGCCTTGCCTGTACAAGTCTTCAAAAAGATAACCAGTGTAGCACCAAACGCTAAGCCCCATTTCATGAGCTTTTTCAGCGATCAGAGCACACTGGTAAATATGACAGAATGGTTCACCTCCGGAAAGGGTGATGCCGTCTATCCAATTTTTTCTTTTTGAAATATCATCGAGTATATCTTCGATCGACACGAGTTTTCCGCCACCGAACGGGTGAGTTTGAGGATTATGACAGCCGGGGCAATGATGAGGACAACCCTGTGTAAATATCACATATCGGATGCCTTCTCCATCGACAATGGACTCCGGCTCAATCCCCGAAATTCGAATCAACTTCATGCTTGACACGATCTCGCTCCTCCGCACGCTTAGCGTCATTCCACTTATCAAGAGTTCCGACCAAATATCCAGTAATACGGCGAATGCGTTCGAATGGAACTCCATCGGCTTCGCTCCGTCCGCAGCAGGGGCAAGTATCGTTGATAATTCCGTTATAGCCGCAGATAGGATCTCGGTCTACAGGATGATTGATGCTTCCGTAACCGATGCCAGCTTCTTTCATGTGTCTTACAACACGCTCAAAAGCAGCCAGGTTTTTGGTCGGATCACCGTCCAGTTCTACATAGGAAATATGACCGGCATTGGTAAGAGCATGGTATGGAGCTTCAATGTCGATCTTCTTAAGAGCCGGGAGATGATAATAGACCGGAACATGAAAACTGTTAGTGTAGTAGTCACGATCGGTAACTCCCTTAATAATACCAAATTCTTTTCGGTCAGCTCTAAGTAAGCGTCCGGCTAAGCTTTCAGCAGGAGTAGCAAGACAGGTTACATTCATACCAAACTGCTTGCTTTTCTCATCACAATAGTTCCGAATATAACCGACAATGCGTAAGCCGAGTTCCTGGGATGCTTCATCTTCACCATGATGATGCCCTGTCAAAGCCACAAGACACTCTGCAAGCCCACAGAAACCAATAGAGAGGGTTCCGTGTTTCAATACCTCTCCAACTTCGTCATCCGGCCCAAGCTTGTCAGAGTCCATCCATACGCCTTCTCCCATGAGGAACGGAAAGTTTCTAACTACTCTTGACGCTTGAATCTCATATCGATCGAGAAGCTGCTGCATGGTTTTGTCGAGCATTCCGTCAAGCAGTTTGAAAAACTGAGGAATATCGCCATCGACCACAATAGCAAGCCTCGGAAGATTGATAGAAGTGAAACTCAGATTACCTCTGCCGGGAGCGATCTCACGAGACGGGTCATAAACATTACCCATTACACGAGTACGGCAGCCCATGTAGGCAACCTCCGTTTCAGGATGACCGGGCTTGTAATACTGGAGATTGAAAGGTGCGTCAATAAAAGCGAAGTTAGGAAACAGACGCTTTGCACTGACCTTCATCGCCAGTTTGAACAGGTCATAGTTTGGGTCATCGGGATTATAGTTGATTCCCTCTTTGACACGGAAAATCTGAATCGGGAAGATAGGTGTTTCGCCATGACCGAGTCCTGCTTCTGTAGCAAGTAGAAGCTGCTCAATAGCAAGACGCCCTTCCCAAGAAGTATCAGTGCCATAGTTAATAGAGCTGAATGGAACTTGAGCGCCGGCACGGGAATGCATGGTATTCAGATTATGAATGAACCCCTCCATAGCCTGATAAGTATCACGAGTAGTCTTTTCCATAGCATAGTCGAGAATCCATGCTTTGTCTTTTAGGTCATTGAGGCGTTCGCAAATCGCGTAACCCTCTTTCAGGTACTTTTGATAGGTATAACGGACACCATCGGCCATTGCGTAATCGAAGTCCACAACACTCTGTCCGCCATGCTGGTCATTTTGATTAGACTGAATGGCAATAGCAGCCAGAGCAGCATACGAGCCAATGCTTTTTGGAGCTCTCAGATGGCCGTGACCGGTATTGAATCCGTCCTTGAAAAGCTTTCGAAGCTCAATCTGCGTGCAGGTCGTCGTCCACGCATAGAAGTCAAGGTCGTGTATATGAATCCATCCATCGCGGTGAAGTTCTGCAATTGCAGGTTTAATCAAATACTCCAGATTGTACTCCTTGGCGGTGTTGGCACCATATTGCAGCATAGCCCCCATAGGGGAGTCACCGTTGATGTTGGCGTTATCTCGTTTCAAGTCACTATCTTTTGCCTGAAGAACGGTAATACTATCAAAAATAGCTTTTACCTTTTCTCCGAATTGTTCATTCATAGAAAACCCTCCTTAAATATCATCCTGATTGCGATGCAGACTGTGTTCAGCGTCGAAACCATCCGGATACCTGGCTTTCAGTTTGTCCATATTCATCTGCATGATGGTTTCAAGGTCATACCCAATGGCGTTTGCACTTACAGCGAGATACCAAGCCACATCTCCAAGCTCTTTAGCCATATGTGCAGTGTCCAGTTCGTGCCCCTGAAACAGATGCTTTTTCAAAATATCAATTGCTTCGCCGGCTTCTCCGTTCAGACCCATTAAGCCATTGAGCAGAAGCCGGTCAGGCGGTAAATCTTTTGGAGCAGTGCGAAGAGCTGCCTGCTGATAGTCGTTCGGCGTCATATTTTTTCCTCCTGTGATTACGATTCACCAGTGCAATAGCCTGGTTTATTTGAATATCAAGCTGACGTTGTTCCTTAGCTTCCCGAAGGCGGTCACAAACAGCCTGAATATCCGCTTTTGTCGCTTCTCTGGCAAGCATTGTTTTCTCCTTTACACAAAAAATAAGAGCCAAGGTTTAACCTCAGCTCTTACATAAAATGTTATTTTTTTGATTTGTGGTATTTCCAGGCTTCACAAACCGTTTCCTTGCATTTCGGATAATCAGGGCGTCCGCATTTGTTGCAGATAAGCTCTTCTCGTCCGAGATCCGGAATATCTTCTTCAAATTCTTTGATAACAGTTGTCCATGTGCCGTCTTTTCTTCGAACCGGACAGGACATTCTGGATTTAACTTTCATTGACATCGCCTCCTCGTAGTATTTTACCATAAATATAACAAAAGTAAAAGGGCTTGTTACGGCCCCTTTACCTTCGAAATCGAGTAACTTACGAAATCATGATCTTGTAGCGCTCGTTCAGCTCTTCGAACACTTCCTGATCTGCTGCGATGCTGATATGAAACTCAATCTTGCCCTTTTCGTTCAACACGGTTTGGACAGCAGGTTGAAGTTTCTCAGCAAACAGCATTCTCAAACAAGTGCCGAGTTGCCGATCATTAACTGCCAGAAAATAATTCATTGTGCGTTACCTCCTTCCATAATAGGGGGTGTATTTTTCGTGCAGTTTCAAAGAATTGCTTCTCCGGAACGATAGGTTTCCGTCCAGTTTTGATGGTACTTACAACCAACAGATATCCCACTGATGAAGTCATAATGAATCACTTTCTTTGATGTGATTTTTCCATCGGGTGTATCCCGGGTTATAGCCGCGTTTTCAACTGCTTTGATGATATCAAGGTAGTCCTGCTTATAGATGCATACTTCCCGATGAGCGCATCGAGTACATAAGGTTTCTTTTACTCCGGCATCAAACATCTGCTTTTTCCTCCTTACCAGTAATAAGCTCAGAATAAGGCAGACTCTCAATCCAGTCACAGAACGTATGCCACTCGTCGAGCTTGTGGTTCCGACGGGACTTATAGATGTTCGCCAGAACCTCGTAGTTTAGCATAACTGTCCGGCGCTGGTTGTAAGAGCTCGGGAGAAGCTGGATCATCTGCCACCAATCCTGTTTATCCTTGGTTTCAAGGTAGTTTTCACGATATGCGTTTAGCATCTCGATCGTGCATCTAAGAACATCAAATGGTGTCATCCATACCTTGTGTGGCGAAGTGATATCTTCATCGACGATTACGCTCTCGATCCAGTTGCGATGATAAGGTTCGCGATCCAGATGCTCGCAACTAAAATCCTCCAGCGTGAATTCCTTCGCCGCAATCTTGTGCATAGTCGAGCAGGAGTTGGCAACCGTACCCACCTTGTAGGTATCGAACTCTTTCCACCAGTACAGCGGGGCGGTGATGTCAAGATAGACCGTAATCATCCGCATGAACTTGCGATGGTCAGTGCCTGCGTTGCGGAGGGTAGTCATGAGGTTGAGGTCGTTAGAACCGAGAATATATTTTGTACTAATCTCGACATCGTCAGCGTGGCAATCAGTGTATACACAATCTGCGCAATGAGCTGGACCATGCGTGGCGCAAACACCACTATCACTCTTCACCCACGAGTTCTTAGGGTTCCTCATACCACGAATGGCGTGCTCCCAGCCCATAA